ATTTTCCTAAACTTTTTCAATTTTTGATCCCCAAGTGTAGCTGAGTTCTAGGTAGTGTAATCTATCCATAACATCAGGAATGCTATGACCACTGCAACTCCCACCAGCACTGAATCTCGTGCACTCTCCTTACTTGGCCAAGGTTTGGGCCCCGAAACAGTCGCATCTGCCATAGGTGTATCAGTTTCCCGTATTTCACAGCTATTGTCGGAGACCGAGTTTGCCGCCTCCGTAGCAGAACTACGATTCAAAAATCTTTCCAAACATAACGAACGAGATAACGAATATGATCGCCTGGAAGATGAGCTAATTTCCAAAATGCGCGATCTGATGCCATTCATGGTTCGTCCTATGGAAGTGGCGCGAGTTCTACAGATCATAAATGCAGCCAAACGCCGCGGTAGTTCCACACCTGAATCTATCACCAATCAGCAAACTGTCGTACAATTGAATATGCCTACCAATATTTACCAAAGATTCACAGTAAATTCCGTAAATCAGGTCATCCAAGCTGGACAGCAACAGCTCATCACAGTACAATCAGGTAACATGTCCAAGTTGTTGAGTGCATCCAAAATCTCAACCGCCTCTCCAATCCCACTACCTTCATCTAATCCTGCATATGTCGAACATCACTCAGGCCCAGCAGCAAGCAATGGCTAAAGCAGCCGCAGTGGCCTCCAATCAGGCCGCTTTGATACAACGTAACAAGGAAGCTGCCGCAATACAATTGCGAGTTATTCAAGCAATGTTGGCCCAGCGCCCTCAAAAGTGACTAATTCTACGTTAGATTTAGAATCCAAGCTTGGATTTGCCCCCTCAAGCGACCCTGTTACCGAGCTAATCCAAGAAGCTGCAGTTTCTACCGTTGAAGCGCAAGAATTAGCTCGCACCAGTTTAGATTTCCTGGCCGCCATAGCTTTACCTACCGTTTTCCGCTACTTCTTTCCAGACGTTTTCCAGCAAATCTGGCGTCTGATGGTCTCTTATATTCATAAAGAACGAGACTTTTCCCAGCTTGCTATTGGCCTGCCGCGAGGATTCGCCAAAACCACATTCACCAAGATTTTCCTGCTTTACGTAATCCTGTTTACCAAGCGCACATTCATTCTAGTTTGTGCTAATAGTGTACCTAAAGCAGTCGCAATCATCTCTGACGTCTGTGATTTCTTAGATGAACCGAATATTAAGAAGCTTTTTGGCGATTGGCGCCTGGGACTTGAAACTGATCAACAAGTCCTTAAAAAATTCGGTTTTCGTGGTCGCAACATCACCATTGCTGCCAGCACCGTAGAGTCTGTCCGGGGACTGAATGTAAAACATCAGCGCCCAGATGTGATGCTTTTTGATGACATTCAATCTCGGCAAGATGCAGAATCGCAAGTAATCTCTGAACAGATCGAAACTGATATGATCGGTACGGCCATGAAGGCAAAATCGCCCCATGGTTGCTTATTCATATTCATTGGCAACATGTATCCGACCAAATGGTCGATTTTACGTCGTCTGAAATCTAATCCCACCTGGGTTAAATTCATTGCTGGCGGTATCATTCATGATGAAAACGGCCAGCCCAGGTCTCTCTGGGAAGATTTGCAGCCGCTAACTCAGCTATTAAAAGAATTCGAAAACGATTCTGCCTCTGGCCGTGCAGAGGTTTTCTACGCAGAAGTTCTTAATGATGAGAATGCAGCAGTTTCCAATGTCTGTGATATCAACCGCATACCAGTAAATCCATACGCATCTGATACCCAGCATCAAGGTAGTTTTATCATTATTGACCCATCTAATGATAAGCATAACAGCGATGCAGTATCTATAGGTTATTACGAAGTATTCGAATCTAAGCCAGTCTGTAAGGAAATTTTGGAAGGAAGACTATCCCCAGGTGCGATGATTATGGAATCGCTTAGGATGGCATTACGGCATGGATGTAGAGTGATTTGCGTAGAATCCAATGCTTACCAATATTCAGCTCTATATTGGTTTGGTCAGATCATCAATCAGATGGGGCTGACAAATGCTGGTTTCCATTGTCTAGATGTTTATTCAGGCCAGCTATCCAAGAATTCTCGTATTCTGACAATGTTTAAGGCTTTGTTAGCAGGGGAAATTATCTTAGATGGTCCCACACGTGCTCCTACATTCGCACAAATCACCAGTTTCAACCCACTTAAAACTAACAACGTTGACGGAGTTCTAGACCTGCACACATATGCGCTCAAGGTTCTGGAACTTTACGGTGAATTTATTCGTTCCACCCTAGTTCTGGACTCCCAAGAGACTGATCTGATTCCTGTCCGTTCAGAACTAGAGACCTCCCCATTCTAACCAAGGAATAGTTATGGCTGACGATGTTATTGGTAGTATTGTTGGTATGATTGGTGATAGCATTAAATCCAATCTTCAACGTAAACAAGATGATTTTAATAATTTCCTTGTTGACCTGACAGGGAATGGAGCTAAAATTAAACAGAAATCAGAAGATGAAGAAGATTTAATGAATAACCCAGTCAGTCTTCCAGTTGACCGTATTTTTACTAGTATTGGTCGTACTTCTTCTGGCGGTCTAGGCGGGCAATCTGGCTCAGGTGTAAATCTTACACAGCTAATGAAATTGTTTATTAAATAATTTTATCTCTCGGGCATTCCCCAAACAAATATCAACACCGCTATGGCAACCAATCAAGCATTTATTCCACCTAAATTTAAAGGCGTTCGATGGCTGACGATTTGACATCTAAGATTGTAGATTTCATGAGAGGTGTTCTGGCCTCTGGGACTACTGATGCTTTGGGCGCCCCAGTAGATATTATTACTACCGCATTGCGGCCACTGGGGTATAAAGAAACTAAACCTATTGGTGGGTCTGCGCAGTTACGAGAGTTGCTAGGTCAACCTCCAGAACCATCTTCATTGTCAGAAGTTGCAGGTGGTTTAGTTGGCCCTGCAGGTATAATGAAAGCCGCTCTGATGGCAATCAAACTGACACCAGCAGAGTTGAAATTCTTCACTGACCTGACAAAAGATATTAAAGGTAACACTGTTCGTAAGATCGAAGATGTTCCTAAAGATTACGATATGCCATCTACTGCTCATATTGAAGATGGCAAATTACGGTTGTCAGATAAACAAGTTGGTGAATTAAAAGATTGGATCTATGATACAGTCAGAATGAAGGATGTTGGAGAATCTAAACTTCCTCCATCTTTTTATCGTGACGATCAATTTGCCTTTCCTCCCCCACGTCGTACAACGGTAAATAAATAATCTTAACTAGGTACTCCCTAATGGCCACCAATCAAGCATTTATTCCACCCAAGTCTGTTCAGGAAGCTCTCCTACAATTCCATAAATACTCTGCTACACAGTCAGAGAATCAGTGGAATATGAAAGAACAAATGCGCCGCATCGACCTGGCATATCTCAGAGAAGAGGATCTAACGCTAGATCAGTGGCGCGCTAAGTATCAGAATCTTCAGGGCAACTCGAATGCTATCCAAAATGTGGTAGTTCCGGTTGTCAAGCCGCAAATCAATGCTGCGGTAGATTATCAAATCTCAGTTTTTCTCACTGATTATCCTATTTTTGGTGTTGTATCTGGGCCCGAATATATTGATCAAGCATTGCAATTGCAAGCATTGATCGAAGAGAATTCCATTCGCACTGGTTGGGTGTCCCAATTCACTAAATTTTTCTTCGATGCTTTTAAGTACTGGGGCGTTGTAGAGGTTACTTGGGACAAGATTGTTACCGCTGCCCTTGAAACTGATCCAAGCTATAACTTAGGAAAAGAAGGGCGCCCCAAAGAAGTAATCTGGCAAGGCAATCGAATCTCCCGCTGGGATCCATATAATACATATTTTGATAGTCGTTGTTCCATGTCTGAGATCCCAGACAAGGCAGATTTTGTCGGTCACACAGAACTACTGACCCGTACTGCGCTTAAAACATTCATTAACAAACTTGATGTCAAAATCATTGAAAACATTAAGCCAGCCTTTGATGCCCCAAATCTACTGTCTCTTGGATCTAATGTACCTTACGGCGCCTCTTATACCATTCCCCAACTGAACTATTCTTCCCTGATTGATCCTGCTAATATCGACACTCAGGATTGGAATGGCTGGGCAGGATTGACGACTGGTGGGCGCAAAGGAAATATTAATGGCACCGGTCTGTATGAGGTCTCAACTGAATATGTTCGCATTATCCCTTCAGATTTCGGTCTTCGTGTTCCTGCTCCCAATACTCCGCAAATCTGGAAATTAATCTGGATTAACCATTCAGTTCTAATCTACGCTGAACGCCAGACTAACGCACACGAAAAGATTCCTACTTTCTTCTGGCAACCATCAGACGAAGGCCTGGCTTATCAATCGAAATCTTTAGCAGAGGATGCAATCCCATTCCAGCAGACCGCATCTGCTTTGATGAATTCCATTCTTGCATCTCGTCGTCGTGCAGTAACTGATCGAGTCTTATATGACCCATCACGAGTTCTTGAAGCACATATCAATAACCCTAGTCCGTCAGCTAAAATTCCTGTACGTCCATCAGCTTATGGCAAGCCAGTTTCCGAATCTGTTTATCCATTTCCTTTCCGGGACGATCAAGCTGGCGTGGCAATGCAGGAGATTCAGCAAATTGTTAGTTTCGGTAATGTCCTTAACGGCCAGAACCCTGTTCGCCAAGGTCAGTTTGTTAAAGGAAATAAAACCAATGATCAGTGGCAGGACTCAATGTCAAATGCCACTTCGAAAGATCAGCGCTCGGCATTGATTGCAGAATCAGATATCTTTACTCCATTGAAGGAAGTTCTGAAACTCAATTACCTGCAATACCAGGGCGGCACCACAGTATATTCACCGTCGCAACAACAAAACGTTGCTATTGATCCAATAGCTTTGCGCCAAGCAGTTCTGAATTTCAAGGTTACCGATGGGCTGTTGCCCAAAGATAAGGTAATTTCCTCGGACGCAATGAAGATTGGCATGCAAGTTATTGGCTCCTCTCCTCAGATTGGAGGCGCCTATAATATTGGTCCGCTGTTCTCATATCTAATGAAAACGGAAAATGTTAACTTTGGGCCGTTTGAGAAATCGCCGCAACAGCAAGCATATGAACAAGCAATGGCAGGCTGGCAACAGGTAGCAATGCAGGCTGCTCAGAAAGGTGTTGAGATTTCGACCCCCATGCCATTGCCGCAGCAGTTCGGGTATGATCCAGCAATGCAAGATCCTCGGTCCAAAGCTGCCGCTAACTCGCAACAATCAGCGCAACCTGGAGTACAGTGATGGCGGTCCTTGATACCAATAACTCTTTTCAATCCTGGATCTTAACTGAGAATGAAACTATTCAAGGCTGCATTCTTACCACCTTAAACACTCAAGTCATCCAAAATCAAATTGCATCATATGCTCAGGAGAGGTTAAATCTTGAATTAGATATGACCAATCCTCAACGTTTTGTTCAGCAGGAAGCGGATTTAAAAGGTAAAATCTCCGCATTACGTTATCTGCTGGACCTTTCAGAATCTGCCCAAAAGCAGATAGTGGAACCAGAAAATAATTCTGGACCTTTCAACGCTAACTTTTAACATGAGCAATCTGCTCTAACCCTCAGGAATTCAAATGTCCCGCTCTGAACAAGCCATTGAACAAGAGATTCAAGCTAAGAATCTCAATGCCCCTCGCCTGACTCCAGCAGCTATTGATGCTGCAATTGTCGGAAAGATGTTCCACGTGTTTCCTGGAACTACTGTTACTGTTTGTTGTCTTACATTGGTGAACGGTTACAACACCGTTGGTTACAGCGCAGCCGCTTCTGTAGAAAATTTTGATATTGAAATTGGACAGAAGATTGCATTTGAGAATGCACGTCAAAAAGTGTGGCCACTCGAAGGTTATCTCCTGAAACAGCGTCTGCATCAACAAGTTTAATCATCAACACAATCTAGGAACCTTATCATGGCTGGCCCTTTTGACATGTTTCGAATCTTCAGTCCGAAGCAAGCACCGCAACCGCAAGTTGCTGCTCCGGCTCCGGCTCCTGCTCCTACAAACGATCCGCGCCGAAATAATCCTGCAGCATCTCAAACTGCACAAACCTCTGGAACTGACGCAAATGGTGTAGTTCCTCCTGGTGGCGCAGATCCTGGGGCTAATCCGCCATCCCCTTTGGATCAGTATAAAGACTTGTGGCAACCTCCTGCTGTTGACCCTAATACAGCAGCCGCAGCAGCCCAGCAAGTTGATCCACAGAAATTGATGGAGGCTGCTCGTAAAGTAGACTTCTCATCTGCCTTGAATCAGGAAACTCTTGCAAAGGTTGCTGCTGGCGGGGACGAGGCAATTAAAGCACTGCTCGAATCTTTTAATTCTTTCGGCCAGCAAGTTTATGGACAATCTGCTGTAACTACTGCACGAATTGTTGAGCAGGCAGTTTCTCAGGCTCGTGACCAATTCATCTCTGAAATTCCCAATGTTATTAATCGCCAAGGTGCTCGTGCCAAGGTTTTTGATGACAACCCAGCATTCAAGCATCCTGCAATTGCTCCGATGATTGAAGCACAAGTTCAACAACTCTCCATGAAATTCCCCAAAGCCTCTCCTGCAGAACTTACGTCGATGGCGAAAGATCATCTGCAAGCTATGGCTGCCCTTATTGCCCCTCCTAAAGCTGATGCATCTGCCCAAGGCAAGACGAGCGAAAAGGATGTGGATTGGGATTCGTATATGAGCAGCGATATTCGTAGTTAATCTACCTAGGTCTACGACCTAAACCTCAATCCATAGGATCTCATCATGCTTTTTAAGCGAGTTCAATATACTGCTGGTGGACAAGAAGTCCCTGGCAAATCGTCAGTCGGTACTGGCCTGATCGGTAATGTTAGCATTACGTCTAAAGCTACTGACGCCAATCATACGTTAACTGTAACTGAGATGGCTGGTGGTGTTGTTTACTATTCCGCCCTTTCTGCTGGCCGTCAAGTTACTACCCCCACCGCTGCACTAATTCTGGCTGCGGCTCCGGATATGGATGTTGGCGATACTTTCATGCTGATCGTCTCGATTCAGGATGCATTTGCCATTACCTGGGTTGCCGGTACGGGAGTTACGCTTCTGGGCCGCGCTACGACTCCTGCTAGTTCTAATTCGATTATTGTGGTGGAAAAGACTTCTGCTACTACGGTCAACTGGACTGTACTCTAATCGTCAATCTATCAACACCTACATAATTAGGAATAACTGAAATGTCTACTGGTATCCAATCTACCACCGTCTTGGCCAGTACTACTGACTTTGTTGCAAAGTCGTTTGCAGGAATGATTACTCGGCTTATGCCGAATGGTCAGGCCCCGTTGTTTGGTATGACTGCAATGCTTCCGTCAGAAACTGCGCTACAAGTTGAGCACGGCTTCTTCACCAAGACCATGCTGTTCCCCAGTATGAATCTGGATGCGGCAGTTGCTGGTGCTAGTGATACGGTTTTTACCGTTGCCTCTACTACCAACCTGCTGCCTGGCATGCTGATGCGTGCGCAAAGTACCGGTGAAATTGTTATTATCAACCAAATCCTTTCGTCCACCTCTGTTTCTGTAACTCGTGGTATCGGCACTATTGCCGCTGGTGCAGTTGCTGATAATGTGGACTGGTATCAAGTCGGTAATGCATTTGAAGAATCCTCGATTCGTCCGAATGCTCTGCAAATTAACCCGGTCCGTATTACCAACTACACCCAAATCTTCCGTAATACTTGGGCGCTGTCGGGTTCGGCTCAAGCCACGCAAGTGATTGCTGGTGAAAGTACTGTTGCAGAATCTCGTCAAGATTGCGCAGCTTTCCATGCGGCTGACATTGAAAAAGCACTGTTCTTTGGTCAGAAGTCGTCGGGGACTCGTAATGGTCAGCCGTTCCGTACCATGGATGGTTTGATCAATATCGTTTCCACTTTGGCTAATTATCCTTCCAGCTATGCTGCTGTGAACGTCACGACTGCCGGTGCTACTACTAACTTCACGCAACTGGAAGCAGCCCTGGATCCCGTGTTTAATCAGGCAACTGACCCAAAGGCCGGTAATCAGCGCGTTTTGTTTGTTGGTGGTACTGCTCGCAAGGTTCTCAATAACATTGGCCGCCTCAACGCCACTTACGAATTGTACAATAACGAAACTAGCTACGGCTTGCAATTCAGTTCGTTCAAGATTGCTCGTGGCAGCTTCAATATGATTGAGCACCCGCTGTTCAATAGCAATGCCAACTGGGGTAAGATGGCTATTGCAGTGGATCTTTCGACTTTCCGAGTTGCATATCTGGGCGGACGCAAGACCAAGAAGGAAGATTTTAACATGAGTGGTCAACCTGTTGATAACGGTATTGATGCAGTTGGTGGCACTCTCCTGACGGAAATGACTTGTGTGGTGAAGAATCCTCCGGCGAATGCTGTTATCTATGATCTGACTGCTGCTGCTGCGGGTTAATATCATGGCCGTTATCCAAGTTAATACTCCGGGTATGGCCAGTACTGATCCTGGGTATATTTCCAGCATTACAATTCGTACTGGCGGTTCTGCAACAGTTTTGACCCCAAATGCAACTACTGGTCAAGTTACCGTAGATGCTGCGGCGGCCACCAAACTGGTACAGGAAATCTCTCGAATCATTCTAATTACCGGTTAGAATCCTCCTGAGGGAATAGTTTTCTGGTAGTGGTTCTATTCAAAAACTATTACCGCCCCCTCAGGCTCTCTCAATTAAGGATCTCATATCATGGTTACTATTCCCCAAACTGTCGTTAGCTCGGTGCAACCGAAGCCGGAAGTTAAGCTTTTCAAAAACCGATTGCTTTCCTGTAAGTACATTTTCTCAGACGGCACTGCTGCAAATTTCATTAATGGTAAGTATGCAACTGCCAACGAAAGTGAAATTGCAGAACTTGAAACTCAGGTTCGTAGGGGGCATCAGTATCTTTATATTGATACTAATGAAACTACGGTAGATTATGATATCACCGATCCTCTCGCATCTTTGCGTAAGAAATTCTTTGATGAGTTTCAACAACAACAAGCTACTGCTGCAGCCAATATTGACGGTCGCGATCTTGGAACTAGCACGCAAGGCCCTTTGAAGGCGACGTCTTCTAAAGATATCGCCCCAGTCACTATTGGCGCCCAGCGATAATAATATTATCAGCTTAATGTCATGACACTCTCCGAACTGCAACAAGAAGTTTATACTATCACCAAACGCCCAGATTTGGTTGCTGAAACGCTTTTGGCAGTTCGGCAGTCAACTTTGGCATTACACCAGTCTGACTATTTCTGGAAAGATGTTGCAGAGACTGGTATTAGTTTTACTAGCTCTGCATATCTACAAGAACTAGAATATCGCTCGATCCTTCCGCAGTTTCGAGCAATTAAATATCTCCGCAAATCAGATTCTGCAGGCGCCACTGGTGCCTTTTTTGACGTCATAACTCCTGAAGCTGTGCTAGATTTGTATGGCACTGATCGTACAAATGTTTGTTACGCAGCAGGAGAGTCTATTGAAATCAAATCCTCTACCCAGTTTCAATATGCAATCCTAGGATACTATAAGAATCCTGTTGTAACGACTTCTGGATACAATTCTTGGATTGCACTCGACCACCCGTATGCTATTGTACTAGAAGCTGCTGAGAAAGTATTCAAGATGATTGGCAAAACCGAGGAGTTTGCTGCATACAAGTTTTTGCGAGACGAAGAGAAACAGCGTCTCACACTCTCTAACATTCAGGCTGTGGGGTACTAATAATGTCTGCATCTATTTGGAATCCAGGCACTCCTTTGTCGGTACCGTCGAATTTCGGTATTGATATTACTTTACCTCCATTTAACTGCGATAAGACCGGTGTAACGGATAGCTCTCCTGGGGTTAATCTTGCTCTCACAAACTATCCCGGCATCCCGTTACGCGCTCCTGCAGGACATTATTTATTTAATGATGAAATCTACATCAATCTTGCGACTGCTTGGGGCGTATTTGGCCCGGGCGCACGAATAGTTGGTGAAGGTGTTGGAACTACTTTCTTTGAAACTGCGGTAAATGGCCCGTTATTTACTATAGATAGTGCTACTCATGGAGGAGCTTATAGTTCTAATCTTGGAACTGTTCTAGAGCATTTTCAGATTGTTAAGCGTGGGGGCGCAAGTAACACCACTGGAATTAAATGTCTCAACGCATATCAAGCAACATTTTCTAATCTGGTTATTAAGGGGATGGACATTGATGGTGTAGAACTTATTAATGGCGATTACCCCGATGATGGGTGGAATCGCATTAAACTGGAACAGTGCTGGATTGAAAATTGCAAGCGTTGGGGCGTTAAGGCTGACGGTGCACGAGGGCGCAATGAAGGTTCCTACACCCAGTTGACTAACGTATTTTTTCAGTCTTGCGGAACTCCTGAAACTTCTTGCACTTGGACGGGAAGTATTGCAGGAATGACATTGACAGTCACAGCAGTTGCTTCTGGATCATTAGTTGTTGGGCGTCGAATCGTAGCTGAAGGAGTTGATGGGGATACTATAATTGAATCCCAAACTTCTGGTGTTTCCGGTAGCACAGGTGTTTATCAACTGAGTGTTGATGGATCTACTGATCCTCTTCTTAATCAAACTGTTGGTTCCCGTAGTATGCACGATGCGCCAAATAGTGGTGCAATGATTTGGAAAGGACAAGTGCTTACTATTGATAGCTGTGCTGCTGCTAATGGTACATATAATGTGGCATTGTATATCAAAGGGGGTAACGGACTTGCAGCTAATGTTGATATTCGTGGTTGGACGAGTGAAAATACGATCGGTCGTGGGTTGTATTGTACTGGCGTAACCAATTTTAAGGCACGAAACATTCAGATATATAATAACGATACGTATAAAGGAACCACTCAGATAGAGTTTGAAGGCGCACAATATTCTGTCAGAGAAGTAGACATTGATGGTGCGGTCATTAGGGCAACTAGTGGTAATAATTCTATTACTGCATTCAAGATTTCTGGTGTAAACGCAGTACTGTCAAGCTGTCGTGTACGTAATGTGTCCTGGGATAATTTTGATTATACTGGGCAGACACGCTTTGACGGGTGGATTTTTGATCCTGTTGAGCGTCAATGTGAGATGGAAGTTACGACAGGATTTGTACGATACAGAGCTGCTCAGATTTCTGGTCGTGGGAGAGGTACTCCTATGCGGCTTCGTACAAGTAATGGCGGCAATTCCACATCTGGAGAATGGGTACAATTTACTCCTCCCAGTTCTGGAATTGTTAAGGTCACTGGTACCTTGACCGCAAATACGGTTTATTATGTATACCTGTACGATATTGGTTCTGGGTCCGCAACACTAGATTTTTCCACTACAGCACCTGTTCTAGATACTGCTAGTGGATATATGGTTAAAACAACTGATGCATCAATGTACTATATTGGTGCAGTTAAAACTGATGGCGCAGGTACTGCATTCCTGATTACGGCAGTTGGTTGGCTTAATCCAGAAGTTATCTACAGTGGAGCAACTACCTCTGGGACTCCTTACTACCGTTGGGCCGATTCTACTGGACGATTACGCGTAAAAGTTACTGCTCCAACATCCGATACTGATGGTACTGTTGTCGGTACTCAGACGTAAGGATAATATAATGGCACAGCAATTCTATAGGGCTAATCTATCTTCAGCCATATTTCCACTCTCTCTTTCTCTGGCAGGTTCTACTGTTATTGTTCCTGGCCCTGACAATAACTACGATCGCCGAGTAGATCCTGAAGGAGAGCAAAAAGACGCAGGCATTCCTCAGGCTACCTATCTTGAAAATGTAATACCAACAGCTAATGGATACCAAAGCGTTGGATATGAAATTCTGGGCCCACTTGCACCAGGTGTTACATTTGATGCAAATTTCAAGCCATACCGTATAGCCGTATTGGATACTCGTACATATCTGTTTGGTACTGTGCTAGGAGTGGATACGATTTATCGCACTAATGGCAGTGCTTTAGATGTATGGTCTGATATATCTGCTGACTGGCTAGCATTTGCAGGGCCCCCTTATATTGAAGGATGGGGCACATTTAATACGCTATCTCAAGCAACAGTTAGAGGGGTGCATTATATTTATGTGCGAAATGGCAGTGTCTTTGGATCTGTTGCAGGTTCGGTATTAACTGACCTTGGTGGATCACTGGCAGGCATTGCTCCCACAGATATCAATTCCATCACCGCTAGCAATAATTATTTAATTGCAATTTTACGAGATAATTCCATTGCTTGGTCATCCACCACAGACCCTTTGGATTTTGTTCCATCTCTCGTATCTGGTGCTGGATCTATTACGCCTGAAGCAGTGCGTGGAGACATTGTAGCTGTACATACGATTCCAGAAGGTTTCATTCTCTATACGGAATCGAATTCTGTATTGGCGCGATACACCGGAAATGCCCGCTACCCCTGGAAGTTTACTGAACTTGCTAACTCTGGGGGCCATGCGTCAGAAAGGCTAATTGCGGCACCTAAGGACTCTGCAGCACATTTCACTATTAATGCCCAAGGATCAATTACGCAGATTTCTGCTGATGGCGCAGTTCGTATAGCTCCAGAAGTTTCCACTTATCTGCGCACATTCTCAGCATCATACGATTTATACAATAAAACTACTCGAACATTTGATACTACGCCTGCATATCTCTCTGCATATGAGATTATGTTTCTGGCTAATAGGTATCTTATTGTCCAATTCAAACCAACTGGATC